AAAAATTGCGAGTAGCAGAAACTAGCCCGGAAACTTCATCTAGTTTTACTCTCCTTAAATCAGCGACCAAATCACAGGCTAATTCATAATCTCCCTCTTCTTTCTCAGCAAATGGTGGTATCTCTTCTTTTCTTCGATCTACTTCCTCAATAAAATGGTTTAAATCTTCAAGTCTGGGCATAAAAAAATAAATTATATTATAAATTTACTCCTATGAATATCAATGACCCTATCACTATTCCTGGAAGAGACAAACAACCCTCTGAAAAAAAATGTTCCTGTGGTAGTTATACCATCAAACGTATCAACACTTATTACCAAAAATTATATGGTGTAAAAAGAACTATGGCAAGGTTCATATGTTTAAAATGCGGTTCTATTTACAGTATCGCTCTTCATCCCGTTTCCAAAGGAGATTTAAAGATAATGAATGAGCAAAACAAGATTCCAATTAAAATGAAACCTGTTTATAAAGAGGAGCCTAAACCTACCTCTTGACAAGAGTGGTGAGAAATGCTATGATGTTGAGATCAATTAGTTTGGTCACTTTTATTTCTTAACTTTTTTCTCTATGAAAAAGTTACTTGCAACCTCACTTGTAGTAGCAGCTTTATCTCTAGCTGGATGCTCTGATATACCAAAAGATACCCAGCAAATGGGAACGTCTCAAATCCCTCTAGAGCAACAGTGTTCGACTCTTGTTGATAAAGTTAGGGACGAATGTCAAAAACAGAATGATACTACTGATTTTGATTTAAAGCTTAAATGTGGACAGTACACTCAAAATGCTAAAGATAGAATTGATAAAATCAATATTGAAGAACACAAAAAAGGAGAAGATAGGGTTTATTCATATGTTCTTACTGCAAGTGGTTATAGTAAAAAACTTAAAACCTGTATTTCTGTGATAAGTTACACTAGTTATTATGCTGCAGATAATATTTCAACAACTGTTATTTTCACCGATGAATTAAAAGGTGAACAAATTGATTTTTTTGACACAGCTCATACAAATGATGCAAAAATCAGAGAGGAGCACAATAAAAAAAGAGAAGCGGCAATAAAAGAATTCGAACTCCTCTAGGCTTATCTCCCAAAAAGTAAAGACTTAAGCCCAAGATTTACTAAATTAGCAACTGAGTCAGCTGTTTTTCCTCCCTGTTTTACTGCCTTGGAAATCCAGCCCGGACCGGTTGCTTTTTTAGTTGCTTGAGGAAGTATTTTTACGAGGTTCGTCATAAGTTCATTCTTTTTTACTGGGGCTTTTTGAGATTGAACAAAATCTTTCAAAACTTCAGCACCTTCAATAAGTTTTCCAAGGATAGGAGTTTTTTTAGCAAGCATTCCTGGAATACTCGAAATCTGTCCGGATAAAGACTGGGGATTCACCGCTCCTGTTGATTTCTCTGCGATATCGGCAAGGTTAGCACTAGTAAGAAGATCGTCAGCTCCTGGTACACCAAAATTGGTTTTTAATTCCTCAATACTACCTACAGCTTTCTGATATTTTTTAGGATTATTCCCTAAAAGTCTTCGGAGTAGATTTCCTCCACTGTATTCAATTTGCCCATTTCCCACTGGAACTTTGCTAGCATTTTCAACCCTTTGGATAGATTTTATTAACTTAGAAAAATCAACATTCGCTTTCTTGAATTCATCACTTGCTCCATAAACAGCTTCATTGATTGAACCTTTAGTCTTTTTTAAAGCCTGGTTGCCGGCTGTATTCTTGAATCCACTTGGACCAAGAAGCCCAGTCACTTCATCAATTTGTTTTGTTAAAGCTTCAAGATCTCTAGCGTTCACATCTTTTTTCTTCGAAAATTCAAAGATTTGAGTAAGTTTATCTTTCGCTGCTCCATTGTCAGCAATATCACTAAAATTAAAATCCAAAACTCCCTTATCTTTAATTTTTACATTAAGTTTTTTCAAAAGATCCTGAGTATCATTTTTTACTTGTTGAGGATTTACGGTTAATTTACCAAGATTTTCCTTAGCTTCCCCGACCTTTTGACCATATTTTGATTGTAAATCTTTAGCTTTTTTGATGAAATCTTCAACTTCGGATCCAGCTACATCAAAAACATTTGGAGCATTACGGTCTGAAAGACGCTTCTGAGCTGCTTCAAGTAAGTTTAAAGCTTTTTCCTGAGCTTCAGGTTTAAGTTTTGAAATATAATTAATATCAGCTTGTTCAATACCGTATTTTTCAGCATTTTTTAAAACAGTATTTAATTCTTTTACTTCAGGTTCTGGTAAATTAGTCAAATTCACATCATCACCAGTTTTTTGAAGTTCAGTAGTAAGTTTCTGAACAGCTTCAGGAGTTTTACCTTTAAATAATTTTTTGAATAATTTACCCCCTCCGGCAAACAGGGTATCAACACCAAGCCCTAAAGCTCCTTCCTGTGCATTTGGAGCCCTACCTTCCATCACGGCAGTAGCAGCAGTGCTTCCTTTTGCAGAATTAGCAAGCAAATTACCTCCTTTTTGAAGTAAATTAGAACCTTCAGCGGCTTTTTGGGCTCCTCCAAAAAGTTTAAGAAGCTTTCCTGCTCCAAACATATCCGTTCCAAATTCACCAATTTTTGCACCAATACTATCAGGATCAAGACCGATATCTTTAGATTTTCCTTTAACAAATTCTTTTCCTTGGGATCCAAGGTTTTTTGCTCCAGTACCTACAGCATCAAGACCCCCCTGGATGTTTAAAGGATCCATCATCTGACGAGCTTTCTTTTGCTCCTCTTCACTACCTCCAATCATAATACCACCCCCAGGAGCGAGAAATTTCCCTACATCAGTAGCAAATTTTGCAGTATTTCCAATTGCTTCTGGAACTTCTTGGACAGCCCCCCCGATCACCTCTAAAGCAAAAGGATTTCGATATTGTTTTTTATTGTCAGCATAAGCCTTTAATCTCATTTGAGGAGTAGTTGGAATAGCTTTATTAATCGCTTTTGCTGCATCAGGAGCAAATTTTGCAGCTCCAGTCACAGCATTTTGAATGTTTTTTCCAAAGTTTGCTGGATTAAAAAGTCCCGTCAAACCTTTAGCAAGATTACCTCCTACTACAGAATTAGCTTTAGAAGGCTTTTGAATTGGTTTACCTTCCTCTGCAGCGTCAGGCGCGGGGATATCTTCTTCTCCATAGCTTTCACCCCCACCACCAATAACCTCTTCTGAATCAGAAGTTTCACCTCCAACCATTTCAGATTGAGGTTTTGGTTGAGGTAATCCACTGGAAGCAGGAGATCCATACTTCCCAGTATATTTTTTTGCAAGAGCTTTTTCCAAAGTTTGCTCATTTACTGAACCAGACTTAAGGTCAGCAAGAACTTTAGATCTACTTTCCTTACTGACAGAAGTGTCATTCAGGTAACTTTGTATAATTTGGCTTGGCATAAATTAATCGGGTAAAACATAATCATAAGAATCCTCCTCTTCCATGTCTGGCATGGAGTATCCAAAATCTTCTCCTCCTTGCATCCCAGAGAAATCCATTCCTTGGAATAATCCTCCTAGTAATCCTGAAAAAGGACTGCTTGAAGCTTCCCCATCTAAATTGAAAATAACATTATTTTTACTTAAACCATACTGATCCGCTAAATTTTGTGTTTCTTTTTTAAAGGAATCATATTTCTTCTTTTGCTCATCATACATATCTTTTGCCTGTTTCAAAAAGTCCTCTCTTTGCTCTTCAGACAACTTTGTTCCTTTATAAGCCGCATTGTAAGCATTCACTATTTGTGTTGGCAAACCTGCAGCTTGCTGCGCTTGAGCATATTCTCCTTCTCTAACCGTAGATCCTGGATCTAAAACTTTCATGAAGGCAAAAATCATAGCCATATCCCCTGCTGCAGAATCACTCTGAGCAGCATTTTTAATTTTAGTATAAGCTGTTTGAGTATCTTGATATTCTTTAGTATTTTTAAGAAATTCTGCTCTCAAGTCTTTTTCCATGCTAAACTTATCTTTTAAGTCAAGAGAAGTTGTCCCATTATTAGTTAAATCCTTAAGTTTTTTCTTATACTCAACCATATTAAGAATTTTATCCTGGTCAGCTTTAGAAAGATTTGCAAATTCTTCAGGAGTAACATTTGCGTTAAGTTTTTCTTCTGCAGCTTTAGTTTTTCCGGAAATAGCTTGAGCGACTGCCTCTTCTCCAAACATCGACTTCAATTCTTCCCGATCAGTGTCTTTGAGATCCCAATATAAACTTGGATTAGCACTAAGTTTTGCTAAAACTTGATCCTGATAATTGCCACTCGGAGCTTGCCCAGGTTGAGATTGCTCACTTCCTCCAAGAGATCTCCGGGAAATATTTCGAGCCAAAGCATCTACTCCAGCTTCCCATGATCCCCAATCTTTATTTGTCCCAGAGTCTACATTCCCAACATTCCCTGGATTATGCGTTCGGGCAGCTCTTCCGGCAGTAGCAAAGTTAGCTTCGTGACGGGCGATAGCAAGAACAAGCTCAGGAGGTACACCAAATTTCTGAGCTGAAGCCATAATCATATCGCCAGTAATCGGACTGTTTGGAGCTTTGGATTTGATATAAGCAGTAATATCTTGAGGACCACTGAATTGAGGCATTTCTGAGATAGATTTTTTCACTCCATCTTGCCACTTTGGATCTGTTGCATAAGTTGTGAAATCAAACCCCATAATATTTCTATTTGGATCTGGTTTTTTGCTTACCAATTCACCTTTAGCTCCTCCTCCATTAATTGAGCCCCCATCAGTACCACCAATATTTGGAGTAAGCATAGGCTGAGCACCAGCAACATTGCCTTTTAAAGGTAAACGAGCAAATCCATAGATTTTATTCCAGTTAGCGTCTCCTTTAGCGATTTTCCAGCCATGGCGGACCACGCCAGCACCGATATAATTCGCATCAGTTAGAACAAGATTTCCTTGCTCATCCATGCCTTCAACAATAGCCTTGTGAGGAATTGTAGGATCTCCTGTATCCATAAATACAACATCTCCCACTTGAGCAGAAAAAGTATCACGCTTCCCTCCAAATTGTCTAATTAAGCTATCAGCATTTGTAAAATCATTACCAAGTTCTCTAGTAGCAAGAAACTGATCATTAATATATTCACCACACTGTAGATTACCGTATTTTTTACTTGGATAATATTGGCCATGTTTTAAAGTTGTTGCAATAACAGAGTTACTTCCAAGTTTGAAATTTAAATTAGATTTATCTACTTCACTGTAATTTCCACTAAGTAAAGCAGCTAAAGAGTTTTGAGTCTTTTGAACTTCAAAGTCGGTATACGGCATTGTTTGCCCATCTAAGCCTCGAACAGCATTTCCGCGGCCATCAACAAGATAACCGAATTGCTTTGAAAGTTTATCATCGAATTCTCCTGCAAAAGGTTTAGGAGCTTCGCCATCTTTTACCCCGATAGGTTGACCAAATTTATTTGCAAAAAATCCAAGTTTCGCCGAAACATCTACATCCACAGCTTCACGAGTAAGTTTTTCTTCTTCAAGTTTTTTCTTTTCTTCGTAAACAGTATTCACTGCATCAGAAACTTTTTTAGCTGCTTCCATTTCAACCTCATTAAGTTTATCGTAGTAACTACGAACTGCATCTCTGGCAGCTTGTTTCTTTTCCTGAGCAGATAAAAGAACTTTTTCGTCGATACCAGTTAATTCTTCATCAAGGGTTTGATAAACAGCTAAGCTATCAGCTTTTTTATCAGTAGAAATCTTTTTAAGCTCAGTAGAGTAATTTCTTTCGATATCCATTGCTCTAAACGAAAATTCAGACCGACCAATAGCAGTCTGAGCTCTCAAGTCATCAAGTAAAGCATCGCCTTTTCTTTTTTCGCTAGTAATGAGGGTAAGCCCTCCTGATCCGAAATCAGCTCCAAGTTGAGCTGCTACTGCTCGACGAGTTGCAATCTCAGCCTCTTCATTTGCAGCCTCTCTTTTTCGTTCAGCTTTAGTAGCATCAAGCTCAAACTGTTTTTGAGCCTGCTCATTCATGAACTTTTCTTTCTGATAACTTTGATCAGTAATTTTAGTTTGAACTTCAGCAGTATCATTAATAACATCAAGCTGTTTCCCAGCGAGTTCCTCTTTTTTAGCCTTCACATCATCATACATTGCTTTGACGTCTTTTTGTTCGCTTTCAAGGTCTTCTTTTACAAAGTTAGTATATTCCCCCTCTCGTTCAGCAATGTTGCCTAAAGCGTCAATTTCAGGGCTTAGAATTGCTTTCATTTTACTGATCTGATCCTGAGAAATTCCTGAATCTAAAAGTGCCTGTTCATCGAACCCTCCAATTTGACTTTTTACACTGGGAGGTGTTGTTGGGCTTGGTGTTGCAGAAGTTACCCCAGGCTGGCTTACTCCAGTGCCTACTGAGGTTTTAGGCTGAACAGGGGTTGCTGAAGAAGTGGGCGTGGGTTTTTTAACTCCTGAAGAAGGTGACTGCATTGGATAATTTTGCCCTGATGGAAGAGTAACCGTCTTCCCAGTCAAATTAGTTCCTGGCTTTACGGTATTCCAAGGTATAGGGCCAGAAGTTTTTGGAGCAGGCTGACTATAGGCTGGTTTTGACATAGCAGGTTTTGCTCGTCGAGCCATAAGTTTTGCTTTCTGCTGCTCCTCTCTTCTCCTTTTTGCCGCCAGCACTCCAGCCGTTGGGGTTTGTACAAGTTCCGGCATTTAAAATTTATAAAAGTTTAAGTAAAGCTTCTCTAATATCTTCCTGACTAAGTTCACCTTTAGATATTTTTTCTTTTAAAATCGCCCGTTCCTCTGCATTTCTATTCACAATATTTTGAGGCTGTTCTTCTGGGGGAATATCAACAAGGATTAATTCGCCATTGACAATAGTAAATTTTTTAAGATGAGCTCTCACAGCATCATAATCCTCTTGACTGACTTCAAAAACATATTTGGTAGTTCCTGCTTCTTTAATTGGCCTATTTGACCAAGTAAGTTCACCATCTGGGTATTGACAAAAGTATATTTTCATAGTTTTTAGCCTAAGATATAAAGTTTACATTCAAAATTTTGACTTCCAGGAGCACCATTTATTGTAATTGCTCTGCGAATAGTAATAAAATCAGGTCCACTATCTTGAATATCAATATTGATTGAATATCCAGTATTTCCTAAAGCATTCTGAGTGTCAGAATTATAACTTAAAAGATGAAATCCAAAATTAGCTCCAGTATAATTACTACCTCCGTTTTCATCTAAAAAGTTTCGGTTATAAAGTGTAACACCTGGATCCCCAACCAAAGAAAAACCCAGTCCGCCTTGATTACCTCCTAAAAATGAAAGCCCTGCCAATACCAATCGAGGTCTAAAACCAAGCTCAATATCTGCATCCACAGTTGCTGTTGCTGTAGCAGTAAAATTCAAATCAACATAAGTACTCGGAATTTGAGGATTTAAAGCCATCTGAGTTGTGGTGATTGCAATTCCTACCTCCTGATGATTTGTCCCTGGAATAAGTCCAAGAGTGCCTGCAGTATCTTGAAGAAAAACTTTCTCTCCTGAGACTGATTTAAAGTAAACCTCAAAAACATAATCATTCGTTGGTTCAGAAGACCAAGATCCACCACCATTACTTGAAGTTACACCATTTCCATTTGCATAGACCGAAACATTATTATAATTCCAAGAATAATTATTAACCGCATCGTTAGTTGAATGATTCAAAACAATTGCATAGGTAGTACCTGGAACTACAGTTACAGCACTCGCAAATTCAAAATCATTAAATCCTGTCGCTAAAGCTGAAGCTGCTACTGTCGAAGTTCCGAGAGCCGCGCCAGTAGGCAAGTTGGATCCATCTACAGCAAAGATTTTCACGAGATAGTTCCCTGCCGGAGAATTGTTTTTTGTAAGTTGTAAAGAAATTTTTGCTACATTCGTTTGCCCTGGCTGAGGAATATAAGTTTGACCTTTCCAAGCATTACCTGTCACCGCAGCAGCACTATTGGAGGTAGGATTTGTTTCTCCTGGCCAATACCTCCCTTGATTCACATTTAACGCAGAAATTGTTACTATTGGTCCCATCACTGCTACATTTTTGGAATCACCATTCACTCCGTTTTGTTTGCCTATACCGATAAAAGTGGATGTTAAATCTATATCTGTAGCATTAGATTTAAAAACTCTTCCATTTCCTTTAAGACTCACTGGTACTGGAGCTGTAATAGATTCTCCATAAGTCATTGCTTGCCCAATATCTGTAGCCGTAATATTTGTTAAAGTCGTAGTATCAACCGTAATTGCACCGCCAGAAATTATAATTCCTGATCCCAATTGAAGAGACAACTGTCCACCTACAATCTGAAGACCTGAATTGGCTGCTATATCTAAATCAATATCAATCTGCTCGTTTGCTCCTGGATTAACAATTGTGAGAGCTATCCCGTCTCCTCCAGTTAGCTTTGCAGTCAAATAGCCCGAAGTAGTATCGGTCACTGATATTTTAACCTTTTCATCTACCCCTGCTGCTGCTGCCAAGGTCGATAGAGAAACCTGAGACTGTACAGAACTTCTGAATTGAATATCAGTACCATCATCAAAAATCCAAGAATTGGCGTCATTCAAAAACAGTTTATTTGTTCCTCCAATAGTTTGAGGAGCGCTAAAAGTGTTTGCCCGGTCTTTATTCGCTTTTAAATTATAAAGCGCATGATAATTCGTAAGCTCTACTACACAAGAACCTCCAGAATGTTGAAAACCTGTTCCTGTACCAGAGAAATCATTTAAAATCCTTGTAAGGTTTCTGACAGGATCTTGAAGAGTTGTAATGCCTCCAGCAACTATACCACCTCCAAAAGAAATATACTCTTCCTGAGGAGTTCCTGGGTCAAAAAGCAATACTCCTGAAGTTATTGTGAGCGAATAATTGATTTGGATTCCGATTACCGTGGTTGGTGATATCGTGTTTTTCAGCGTTGTTCGCACGCCACTTTCGACATCATAGCTTGTTGATAATACCGCCATAGAAAGATTTTAAATAATTAAGATCGGATCTTCCTATCGAACTTGCTGCTGTAATATCCATTAAGTTCCTGGCCTTTTATTTCGAAAACTTGACCTTCCCCATCAGCTATGAACTCTACGCTCATTTTCCTTGTATCTCGTCTTTTTTTCAATAGCTTTTCTATTTCGAATGGATATCCGAGGGTAGCATTTTCTGTACTTACTCCAATTCCTCCTCCAATTAATATCCTTCCAATAGGGCTTCCACCAGCTGGGGTAATCAAAGAATCAGTTAGAGTATATTGCTGAACAAGGACATCATCGAAATAAATTTTTACCGTAACAATTGTGTTTTCTCCAAGTAAACCATAAAGATATTGATATTTGAAATATTTTGATAAACGAGAAGATTTTGCATTGAAATCCGCAAGTCTAACAAAAGATCTAATACCGACACCGTTATCAGAGTACCCAACTTCATCCTGGAATATCTTTGGTTCAGAATTCGAGCCCCAGAAAGTCTCACCTTTATAATTTACAGCACAAGCCATCGGTTTATTGGTATCTTCACTCCAAGGTTTTTCTGAAATATTTGTATCTAAAGTAATACCAACATCTAAGCTACCTCTTTTAGCGGTAAGTTTCATTAATTTTTGATCTGGATTATAATGAAGAACCGAATCAAACTGGTCTTCATTCAAAGCTTTTAGTTTATTGAAAATCTTATCATCAAACTGAGGATCGATAGAAGGAACAGAATTATTAAGCCCTTCTTTTTCACCAATTTCTTTAATCGATTTCCCGGTAAAAGTAACAATTTGATCTCCAACTACCGCAAAAGATCTTTTTCCGTTTGTTCCGTACGAATCTGTGAGAGGTTGAATAACTGGGATTGCTGACGAATTAAATCCAGAACAATAATAAATACTAGTTTTCTTTAAAATCAAAAGATAGGTTTTTGTCTTGATAAGACCCATAATATCGTCTTTATCTCCTACTGGAATATACCCAGCTCCTCCTCCAGCAAAATCATAAAAATATTCAGGATTTACACCAGTAGCCCCACGAGAATAAAAAAGAGTATTACCTTGATAAGTTTGTCCTGTTTGACCAGGGTTTCCGGCTCCCCACCAAGTATTTAAAAATTCTGCTCCAAATCCAATTTTCGGAGCTGAGGAAAGAGTTGTGATTTGATAAATAAGAGAGCCGACAGGATGAGAGAAGCTAACTGTTGCAGCTGTTAAAGTCAAAGTATCATTAGCTTTTCCCGTATAAGTAATATCATCAAAACCAAGTAAAGAAATTACCCGGATCGTTCCAGTATTGGTAAATCTCCAGCCTTGTCCACTTTTTACATCAACTGTAGCGGAAACTGCAGCAATTAAAGCTGTTGCAATTATTGTCCTTGCAATCCTTCGAGGAAAATCAATTCCATTCATCACATAAATATCCCCTTGAAATGTTAAAAACTCGACATCAGCCGTAGTATTGAGTCCCGTAAGAAGTTCAAAACCATCAGTCACATCCTCAATAGCAACAAAAATCTTGCCGTTTACAGCGATATAAATTTCCGAATCATTAGAATACATCCCTTGAATACCAGACGCTCCAATCCCAATAAAATTAGCCATTACTTTCTCAAAAAAACCTGGCCGGTTAGTAAAACCTCCTCCAAGTTTAAAACGTACATTCTTTGCTTCTTGTAATTGATTTGGGGCTAGCAAAACTCCTTCGACGGCAGTAACCTCGCCTCCATTGAAATTCTCCGAGATTATTGGATCAAAAGGTGTTGGCATTTATTCTTGATTGTTTGGATTAAAAGGGTAACGATTTGAACCATAAAGTCTTATTGCTGGATTATCCCATTCGGTTCGAAGGGGAGTCTGAGTCCCAAAATGTTGTTTAGAATCAAGAATAGCGGCCTGTTTTAAAATTTCAGCAGCTTTCATAGCGTGTTTATCCGCCAACGCTAATTCTTCAAGGTGGATGTAAATTCTTTCTTTTACGACGTGTTTTATGTAATTCCAGTATGGAGACGGCACTTCTATATAAGTTATCGTTAAATCGAGCGGAGTGACCGTATAATCGGTTGCTTTTTGCGCATACCAAAAAAAGATTTTCCTGGTGGTTGAGTGATAAGGAAAAACAAAATACTTTTTGACCACTCCATTGCTAAGCTTTACTTCAATTTCCCAAAACCTTCTGTAGCTAGGAAATTTCTTAGTTCGTTCATCTTCACGATAATGCTCTACTCCATCAACCCAAAGAGAAGCGACTTTATTGTAATCAGCCGGAACCTCGTAGAGAAGATAAGCTTTTTCTCCAGTTTCGTGAGTTCGGTCAATATCGCTAAGAGTAGGGGTCAAAACATCTGTAGCAGTATTGTTTGCCGTGAACTCAATAATGTCCAGATCAATCATTACTCTCCCAGTATTTCCCCAGTCATCAGTTTTTACGAGTTCTATAGTTGGCCCGGATACTGTGAAAAGAGTTTTTACCCTAGTGTCTGGATAAATGAACTGAGTTTTTGATTTGAGCCGGAATTTCCATGCTCGGTGATTTATAAAAAGCTCATTCGCTTCACTAATATATGAAAGAATAGCGTCCGCGGACGTACCTTCATTATCATTATCCTCAGCAAGACCAAACTCTTGCATCAGATCTGTCCTGAATGCGCTTACTGTTTTTACGGCCATTTTTTAAAAATTAGTAGTTTTTTGATTTCTTTTTTCTTTTACCTTTCATTCTATTTTTATTTTCAACGATATAGGCCATTTGTTTCCCTTTACGTTTTCCGTACTGTTTTTGCATACCTGAAACTATATTTGAATCTAAAGACATAGTTTTTTTATTAAGCAAGTAATCGAGCAAGTAAACTTTTTTTTGGTCCTGCTTTTGCAAGGTACCCTTCCATATTCATCATCTTTTTTTTTATTTCTAAAGCTCGCTCTATTTCTTTAGGATCAAAATGCCTATTTGGCTCTTGCCCTTTATTCATTTTTCGAAGCATTTCCATTAAATTCATCAGCATATTTAGCGAGCGTTAGGAAATCCTGTTATATCTAAAATATCATCATAATTTAAATAATTTACATTTTTCAAATCGGTGTTTACATTATTTTTTTCTGCTAACCGAACCAATAAAATAGTAATCCCATTAAGTTTATCAGCAAATTCCTCAAGCTTTTTATCAGTGAATTCTCTTACTGATTTGATTTCACTTTCAATCCTGGACATACGATCGTTATTTAAACTCTGATTCTCAACAATTTTTATTGCATTTTGTTGAGTTCTTTCACTTGTGGTCGTTATTGCATTTCCAAAAAATAAAATACCTCCAGTAATTAAAACCATTATAGTGACGGAGATACCCGTATCAGAAGCTATGAAATTTCTTATTTGAGACATTTTGGTCATATAAAATATTAAATTTGAGCCAAGACATCATCAATTTGTTGAATTAATTCTGTTAAAAGAGCCTTTTCTTCAATTGCTTGAGGAGTATTGATTGCTGAAAGTGAATTCTTTCGTGTGACATAAGCAGCTTTAAGGCCTAATAACTGCCCTTGAGTAATGACTCCTTGAACTGGATATTTAAACCGAATGGTTGCACCATCAAGAGTAAAAACACCAGGAACATTTTCTACCGAAGCTCCACTCAAATAAAGTCCTCCATCTAAACGAATCATATTGTTTTCGTAGTTTACTTTCATAGTTGTGAAAGTTAAAAAATAAATAATTAAAAAAATTAAGGAACAAGTGTTAAAGGAATTTTATATTTGGCTCCATTCCAAAAAATAATTCCTGAATGAGTTGATGCCAACCCAATATCAGCATTTACTGGCTCTTCTGTAACCATAGCCAAAGTCGCTCTGCCTGCCGCAATATCTTTTGCAAACAGATGAGCTAAATTAACACTATTTGTAGGGGCTGTAGCGCTATTGTGAAGAGCCAAAGTTTTCAAAGCGTCATCACCGGGAGCGGCAATTCCAATTACTATATTATTTTGAACACGAACCATACTATCAAAATTCGCATTTCCTTGAGTATGATTAAGGTCAGCATTAAAAGTTGCAGAATTATCAAAAATAGCTGTTCCGTTAGATACATAAAGCCCATCAGTCATCTCGACGGCTCTTATAAAATAAGAATAGCCATAGGTTGTAAGGTCACCATAGTTTGCAAGGCCACCTACAGCATAAATTAATCCAGAAACAGACAATTCATCATTAAACAAACCTACTCCGGTAATTCTACATTCTTGCTCTTGCGCAACCCCACTACCATCATTAGTTGCGTGGATATTGAACTGTTCAACTCCATCAATCAACCAACGCCATTCGTAAAATCCCATAGGATCACTAGAATTTATAGGAATATTTTGATCCACGCTTCCATTTAGACTTGTAGTTTTTTTCTCAGCCATAAATTTTTAGGATTAAATTATTCTCCAATATGTGAAGGTGACATAAAAGCTCCTTTTGATAAATTTTCTATTCCGGCAGCGTTAGAAAGATCTGCATAATCATAAATAACACCTGCCAAATCAATTGGGGCTATTGGATAGGTTGGCCCAATAGGATTATCAACAAAATCAGGTATCATGTTGGCTGCATAGGAAACCCTTGCTCCAGTGCCCATATAAACCCCATAATCAGTGATTCCAAATCCCCAAATTTTTCCATAAAGAATTGCTTCACAGAAATCTCGAACATAAAGTCCGTATCCTTGATTTGCAGCCATATACCATGCTCCTGGCCTTATAACAACCTTTCCTTGAGATCGAGACTGTAAAAAAGATTGCTCTCCATACCCAGTACATGGAAGATCTAAGCTGACTTTTGAACTTGCACCATCCGCTGTAGGAGCTGTACCAAAACCACTGAAAAGATTACACCCTATCGATAGATAACTTCCAGCATTCGATCGCAAGTGGGCTTTAATCCATGAACCTCGAATAAGGGCCACGTTACCTTCATTAAATGCACAATGCCCATAAGGATCACTCCCATCACCAGCATCATCCAATCCATCTACAATCGAACTGTACATATAAAAATAACCTCCATTTATATAGATTGGATCAATGTAGATATTCTCATCAAATTCAGCAAAAATATCATAGCAAGCAAGGCCGTTAATCCCCAAATTACCATTAATCCCACCAATAATTTTTGTTACATCATAAACTGAATATTCGTCTCCAACATCAGGAGTAACGTGAGCATCATTGGTTTCATCATAAAAGGGTGAAACGGTTGCTTCTTTTGAGCCAAGATCAGAATTAACCCAGGCATAAGCACCCATATTTGCACCAGTTGTAAGCACAATTAATTTCCCAACAAAATCACTGGCAGTCCATGAAGTTGGTAAGGTAGAGTCAGTTATCCTTTGATCTTCTTTGGCTGTAGAATCAAAAACTTGAAGAGCAGTAATTTCTCCACTATCAATCAAAGTTCGGGTTCCTCGAATACTTACTAACCCTACAAAAGCAGTATCAATCATAAAAGTTCCCAAATCTGTAAGTTCTCCTTCGGGAAGATAAATATTTACTGATCCTTCGATTAAGTGGGTGTGGAGCCTTCTAGCTACCTCAGAAAGGCTTGCTACAGGATGTCCTTGGTTTCCTGAGTTTTTATTGTTCCCGAGATCAGGGTCTACATAAAAATTTCTTATAGGAAAAATTTTGTCGTATCTGACCCAAGGATATGGTGAAACTTTTGTAGAAGTAGGCATTTTTAAGGTTTAGCTACAGAATAAAGCCCAAACGTAACGCTTGGTGTCGCACCGGCAACCACATATTTGAATCTTAAATATTTTGCAACAATTCCGAGAAGTAAAGTTTGAGAATCTGGAAGGGTAGTGACAATACTTACTTGATCAAATTGTCCGTCAGTATCTTGATCAAACCAAGTCACGTTATCGTAGGAATATTGAGGGATTACATCCAAAAGGGTATCAGCTCCCGTTAAAGCAGTCACATTCAACGTAACTTCAACTTGTTTAGCTCCAAGACTTGTAAGATCTAAAACTGAAGTAAAGGTCGTTCCAGCAACGGCAATAGTTCGAGCTAAGTCGTTTAATGAAGCAGTTTTATTACTAACTAAAACTTCACTTCCACCACTACTTCCACCACTACCATCAGGATCTTCAATTTGAACTTTCCAGGTAGTGATAGTTTGGGTAGTTCCAGCTGTAAGTTTTTTTATAATCAAAAGACCAGTCAAATAATCACAGGCCCAGGATCCGTTTGGAACGCCTACCTTACTTAAGGCAGCTATAGTGTCTGTAATACGTTGATTCTCGGTTCCATTGTAATTAAATGCCACTTCTTCATCAGGGTCCATCACACCAGCACTAAAAACGATTGAGCTGGAGAGGTCACTGCCAGTATATTCTCCAAGACGATCTCCAAGTGCATTAAAAATTGGTCCTCGGAGTTTTGAAAGTACAATTGTGCCAGCAATTTCTCCTGCATCCGCAGTGCCATCTTGTTTTGTAAAACTAAGTATTGCCGGATCCTGAGGAACAACAATATGAGCAAAATATGAGCTGGCTAAGACTGGTGTTTTTTGATCTCTGGATAATTCCATAATTTTTAGAGATTAGAAGGTTGAGAAAGGAATTCTATCAAACTTTTTTTATCAAATTTTTCTCCCTTATATCCTTTCTTTTGAGCAATTGATTTCAACTTAAAAACATTGACCGCTTCAAGATTTATCCCCTCTAAATTTCCTTCATCAAGATTTTTATTTACTTCTTCGGAAAAAGTTCTGTCTTCCATACTTTTTTTCTCCTTTTTTTCTTCAACTTTTCTCCCTTTTTTCTCCAAATTTTCTAATTCTTCAAGTTTTCTTTCTTTAGCTTCAATATTTGATTGATTATTACGACCCCTCATTGAGCCAACTCTCATTTGTCCATCGCTTAGTCTTTTTTGAGCAGCAGCAGGAGAAGCTCCAACTTTCATGAATCCTTGTGATGACATATTTTTTAAATTAAGAAATTAATCCTCAAGAGGCCCTCGAATTTCTCGAGGACCCTATTGAGAACTAGCTTACTGGTGCATCTGTAGTATCACGCCAAATTTCATATTGAATTGTCACATAAAGAGGTGAATTACCGGTCGTAATTTCTCCAGTGAGTAACTGCATAACAAGAGCTGCATTTTCTACAGGAGTATATTCAGTAACAATCGGACGAGTCAGTCTTTTTTGAGCAGTTGTTTGATCCAAAAAGCCTGTTGTTTCTAGGGAAGTATTTACTTGAGCCCCAGAGCCATCGGTATATTTAATTGCTAAATCTTCACCGCCTGCAACGCCCGCATAAGCAGTACCAGCAGGTTTATGGACTATAGCACCTTTAAATACTACGGTTTTCCCAGCTCCTGGAGCTTCTACGATAGAAATCGGAGTAGCATTTAAAGCAAGTAGCTGAGCTGAGGTAATTTGTACTTTTATAGCCTTTGTTTCAATCAATCTTCCGAGTTCAATCGAATCAAAATTAGTTTTTGCCATAGAAATTGAAATTTTAGGAATTAGTTATAAGATCCTGTAGTTCCATCTGAACCCACTAGACCAGTCGGAGAAGACCAACCATAAGATTCACGATAGTAAGCGTTATAATAAGTAAACATTTTTCTTGATTGCTGCCAAGGAGTCATCCAAGTCATAAGAGGAGTTCGGATGAATCTCTTAAGTTTATGTTTACGGCCGATCAAAAACCAAGCATCATCGTTACCACCTTCAATTGAACCCAGGTAGGTTGATTGTTTGACGTATAACTGATATTTGCTTGAAAATACATTTGGTCCGTTATTCGCAGACTGAGGAACTAACTCAGCTTCAGTAATTTCTACTGCTCGCCTGAAGTTTTTAGGAGCTACCAAAAGAAATTTTGGACGACTTCTTACTTGTCTTCCAGAATGAGATTTTTGAGCTGACATCAACTGAATGCCTTGATCAAGAGTATCAGGAGTAAGTTTTCCAGTTAATTTATTACTCAAAACTCCCCCAAAATCACGAGGATGATCAGTATCGAAGAGTGGTTGTCCATCAGCACCAAGATAGGCATTGTCGAAACCATTCCTTAAAATAGAGAAAGCATTGAAGTATTGAGTGTCTTGAGCTGCTTCTCCCATTTCTCCTACATTTTCCTTGATCAGGCCATAAAGCTGATCTTCCATTTGTTCATAAGTGACAGGAACGCTGTTTGAGAAAGCGACATGAGTATAAGTTGTCTTATACTTTTCTTCGATATCATCTTCTGGGATATCTTCTTCTTCACCTTTTTCACTAAATCTACCAACACCTCTATTTTCAAGATCATATTCCGCGTGTTTTTTAGATTTACCGCCATTGAAAATATCTTCAATCTTGGCTTCATCTGGCAACATTTCCATATTATAGGTGTCATAAAACACCTCATTCAGTCCTTCCTCTATGGTCTCTAGCATCGTCGAATTATTTACTGCCATAATATTTTAAGAATAAAGAATAAAAATTAACCAAATAAATGATAGCTTGGGTCTACTTTGAAATAGATTTCGCCACGCTCTACGTTAAATCCAGTGATCAGAAAACAACCATCTGTGGTATCATCTTCATCTAAAGTAAATACTTCACTGATAAGATCCATGGTAACCTTCGAATGAATGATTGCTTTTGCCAAATTAGCTGGAGTAGTTGGTTTCATCACAAACTCAGCATTTGGACTATCTACAATATAAACACGTCCATCCACAGAAGCCGTAACAGTATCTTTTGACACGCAGCAACCAATATGGACATCAGCATTACTAGATCCGTTTGCAGCTCTTTTAGCGTATTCAGTGTCACCACCTGTGCCTTGGATCGCCCATTCACCAGCAGCTAAAGCAGTATTGCCAGCTTTGGTATCATAAGGATTTGCAGCCCATCGATGTCCATCTTTTACGCGGATATCTTGTTTTGCCATAAAAAATAAAATTTAAGAATTAATTTGAAACACCATGTTTTTCCATTGTTTTCTTTGCTCCGATTCCGTCAAGGAACTCTACTTCAGCAGAACTGAGTGACCTCTTGGATTTTCCTGAAGTACGGCTTGAACTTGTAGTAATTGCTCCCGCAAAATTCTTAGATTTAAGATTTTGGAAAGCCCTTTCTTCTCGCTGATTAACGTCCTCTTCTATTCCATGCTTCCATTTAATATAACCAAAACATTCCTCGAGTGTGAGCTTACTGCTATCGAAAAGTTTATAAGTTTCTTGCTCAACTTTGCCTTTAAATTCAGGATTTTGTTCCTTGAATTGTGCAAGCCAAACTTCAGCCTCATTCTTTTCTTTTTCACTCAACTTTTTGTCAATTTCTTGTACTTTTTTCTCAAGTTGTTCAGCTTTATTGAAGACTTTTTGATTATCTTCTGACATCCCTTTTTTCTGAAGCGCTGCCATCAATTCATCGTAACTATTGATGCCATGCTCTCCTAAATCAGCTTTTACGATACGGTCAGCAAGTGTTTTATTGACCTTAGCCAATTCATGAATATATTCAGGATTGTCAGCAAGTTTAGTCATCGCTACCTGTTCAGCGAATTTTGTTGCTTCTCCAACCTCCCGATCTTTCTGCGCTTGGAGATCCTTATATCTTTTCTCCCAGTCTTGAGGTTGAGTATCATCTTTGGTTTTATCCTCAGATAAGTCCTCCTCGTCTTTAGAAGAAGCTCCTTTAAAGTTCTCCGTCATACTTCCTTTTAAGGCAGACATAGCTTTGTCAAACTTACTGCCCTCTTGTTCTGGAGCAGACTGTGCACCTTCAGTAATCGTCTCTTGCGAGCCGGTGTCACCTTGGGTATTACTGTCTTGAAAATCCATAAAAATAAACTTAAAAAATAAAATCCCACAAAGGGAATACAAACCACTTTTCTTAAATTCCAAAAAAAAGTGACTGGATACTCACTCTGCGTTTATATACTAATATGTCAAAGAGACGGAACTCTATCGACCTTCCATCCCCTCGACTCTACCTGGTTTAATTTTCCCTGACTCGTTCCTTAAATCTTGACTTGTGACATAGTACCAAAAATCTTTTACTTTCTGAAGTTTATTATCTTTTTTCTCTTTACGCAAATAATCTTCTTTAATTTTCTGAAAATCTCTTAAAACTGACATGGACCAGTGAATATGATCTTGGTGTTTTGGGAGATCTTCTTTCTTACACTTAGCCATTTCTCGACTTGTTGCGTTCATTTTTATGTAGAAGTATTTCTTGATTATTTTCCAAACCTCAGGGAACTTAACCATAAAATCCGTAATCGTTCCACGTTCTTCTTCTGACAATAAAATATCTTCTGGTTGACCAAACAATTTTTCAAATTTTTCCTTTATCATGGAGTGTGTGCATTAATTAATTCGGCTTTTACTTTTTGTACTGGTTCACTTGTCGCCCCCGCAAGTTTTGCTGGAGGTGCTGTTGGGGGAACTGGCCCTTGCATAGATGCCCCTCCTCCTTCTTGAGGAGCACCTGGTGGTTGCATACCACCTAAGAGTTTTTTCGCTTCGGATTGAGCCGTTTGATCGCCTTGATCAGTTTCTCCAGTAGTATCAAAAGCTTTTTGCCTATCATAACCATACGCATCCACAAGTTTTTGTAAGCCATATTTGAGTGATAAAATAGGTTTAGGTTGTCCTTCTGGTCCTGGTTCCATTGCGCTTCCTGCTACTTCAACATAATCTTTCGCATTTGCTTTTTCAAGTTCTCTTGAAGCTGCAAAAGTACTTTCCGAAACAACTCGAACAGTTAATTTACCCTTAGATTTAATATAAGCTGGCCTTGCCTGGAAAAACCCAATCTCTTCTTCGCCTTTTTTCGACATAGTGAGAGATTCACGTGTATATTCACCTTTAGAATTTGGTTTTTCACGAAAATCCATACCTTTGACACGAATTCTACGATATTCTACTTTCTTTTCTTTCATTAAAGCTTCTATTTGTTCTGGAGACATTTCTTCCATACCGGCTAAATGTTTGATTAAAGGCTCTGGATAATATTGCTGGACTAATTCCATCAACAACCAACCAAGACGTTTATAGCCACGGTTTTCGTTGCGCTTAACGTTCAAATTTAAACGACCTTGAGTAATTTCTCTTCGAATAGCTGCTACTGTTGCCTGAGTACTTGTATTCATATCAGTGATTTGTCTGAAATCTACACCAGTAGCAAAAATTAGATAATCCATGAGCATACTGATAATTTTATCGGTAGATCCGGACATCCCTGGTAGTTCAACATGCACAAAAGCGTCTTTTGGACTTGAGACACGAGTGACTTGGTTCGGACTTAGAATAGTGGCTGTATCATCAAACTCAGAATTACTATTATCAAGAAGATTAATCCCTGATCCTGCTTTCTTTTCTTTATCAATTGCGATATTCACAAAAGCATTTATAGCATCACAAATATTCGCGATACGTTGAGGCTCTCCTTCTCCCACATAAGTATTGAATTGTAGACGATCAATGTAATCAACAAAAGGAAGCTCTTTATGTTTATAAGGGTTTGCGCCGTGATAGATAATAACTCCATTTGCAATCATCAGGACTTCATCTCTCATCACATTCCAATCCTCAAATACTACCACTTGGTCACTATCATCAGCCAGAAAGTCTTTATGAATTACTTGGTTATCTATCCCCACAGTTAGCCATTTACCTTTCTGAACTTTATCAATGTTTTTAAAAATTGCTGTGTCTGAAAAGTATTCAAGAAAAGATCCATAATCGTGTCTTTTTCTCCATTTAAAATATGGAGAATCAGAAACAGTTCGAGATAATGGATGAAGCCAATAATCATCAGGATAAATATTCTCTACACAAATATCATCATAAAAAAGAACCTGTTCTGCTTTTGGAAGATCAATATCATACTCAGTATCTTCTGTTTTTTTTGATTCTCTTTCCTTCTTAGTATCAACCTCACTCACTCCTTCAACTTCTTTCTTGTCTTTATTGGGCATTTTTTCATTTCTTTCAACCCGGTAGACAGTCTTCCAGCCAATATACTGAGCCATATTACCCATTATATCTTTCTCAAAATTCAGGATATCAAACTTATAATCGAGATCCACATACTTTAAATTCCACACATGTTTTTTAACGATCTCGTCCATATTTCGAGCGATCACCATATCCTCCTCATACTCAAGAGGCTCATAATTAAAACTTGGAGGAGCTTTCATTTCAGTGGCTCCTTTTGATTCTATAATCCATTTTACAATAGGAAGTACTACTCCTGATCTACCATCCTCATAAACAAAAGGACGAGCTTCATATCTTTCGATATTTTCTCGCCATTGCTCTTCATATTGTGACCGAAAACGAATAGCCGTATTCATTTCATCGTCAAACCGCTTTAAAAGATTACGCTCCTGTTCATTCGGTTGCCATAATTTATTATCTGGTTTTTTGCCAAGTTGGAGATCTTTTACTTCTAGCAAGCTGTTCGATATAAAGGAGTAGATTTTTTCTGGATCTTTCTTTCTAAATCTTCCATCCTTTTTTCGAATTTACTTGAGTCCTGAGGTAGAACCGTTGGTTTCTTTGGCCCACTTGCAGGTTCATTTACCGCAAAATATTCTAAAGCTGTGCGATAATGAGAAGTCCAATCATGAATTGGTTTATTGTTTGGAGTTGTCGCTTGACTATCTTCCTTTCGCTGTGGTAATCGAGCATTTTCTAGGGCGTCGATGAAATCATATAAGTTTTTGTGAACTACCAATCTTCTAATCAAGAGTTTAGTTGCATTTACCCTTGTTTTCAAGTCAAATTTTTTCCGGTTCACAATTACGTAAATTCCATGAGGCTGAAGCTGCTTGATAACTGAAGTCATTGAGGTTTGATTTTTGTTTTCTCCTGTAGGATCCCCAAAATGTATCGCTGGCTGCCAAAGCCTGTGACGATTAATCATCTCAAGCTCCATTTCATCATACTTATAATTAAAACCACCAAAAGATTTGATTTCCCCAGTAACAAAAGGAACAAAATAATCAATAGCTTTATTTGGCTTTTGATAGGCATCAATAATCCTCACAGTTCCGGTTCGTTTATCAATCTGGAACCAAATAAGTGCGGTTGGATCCGTGCCTCCAAAATCCCAAGAGACATAAAGGGGTTGAGTTGGATCATACTCCTGAACCTCAAGATAATTTCTTTCACAAAACTCATCATAAACACGCCCTCGAAGAGATTTGTTATAATTAATATCTAGTTCCTGAGCTACTTCTTCCTCAGTACGTCTCTCACATTCAAGTCGATACCACTCAGCATCTTTTTTGGGATGCAGTTTCCAGTGAAGAGTTTGTTTTTTAATTCGGCTCTTGAGTGCCAGTTCTGCAAACTTATTACCTTTTCCGTTTACAGTTGAAGTTGGTATCCGGCATTTAGTTGAGTCTCCCATTGAATTCCACGCTGAACGACCGTGAGACCAAAAAGCGAACTCATCTGGCCAAACTACCTTATACCTTCCTTGCCTTGAGAATCTTTCGGTTGGAGCATAGCCCACAATTGAGTTACTTCGGGTTTTATTCGTTAGATTCATATAAGCACGATACTTCTGGGGAAGCATCCATTCTGGTGTATTTTGAATAAAAAAATCCAAACGACCAAAATGACTGTCCATACTTTCTTTGGTGTCAATCAGATCTTCGATATACGATCCAATAAGTGCACTGAAACCAGTGTCAAACAGCCAATACCAATAAAGCACCCCCAGAACCATCCAAGAAACACCCATGTCTCGGGATTTCTCAGTAAGCCCGTCCTCTCCTCCATCAATAAGAGTTTTAAGCCAAGCGACATAAGCATCTTGGAAAGGATAAGTGATAAAGGGAAGTGTTTTCTCATCTACACGAGGATCGTGAGTCCAAAGGATTGCATTGAAAAAATAAAGCATTCCTTCTACTCCTTGACTACATTTTTTCAAAACAAATTCTCTCATAGACTCCTCTTCGCATGCTTGATCCAAAAAATATCTCCATTTTAGATTTTCCAAATAATCTTTTGGAACAATATTAAATTTTGGATCTATAACGGTTTTTGAAGTATTCAGTGATTTGAGTTGGATCAACGGTTTCGCCATCTTTTATATTAAAATTGAATTGTTGATAAGTACTTCCGCCCGGGAGTTCTGGGGGGACAGGAGCTGGCTTAAAAAGCTGAGCCGTTACATGTTTCGTTGCAGAAAACTTGATTCGTTCCATGTCCATATCTCGAATAATTTCACTTTGTCCATCCTCATTGACAACCTTCTTTTTTGTGTCAACAACCAAATATTCTTTCAAATTCTGCATTCCTTGGAAGATAACCATTTCAAGATCTTTGCGAGCTTCTTTGAACCAGTTGTATTGAGGAATATTGTTAGCTGCATTCCTAGGATAACCAGCCTTTACAGCACTATCAGCAATACAGCTAAAGGTTTCGCTTTCAGGATCAAAATAAAACTTGATGAATAGAGCTTGCCTTGGAGTAATCAGCATTTTGTTTTGCTTTGGTCTGGCCATGTTTATAATTAATTCGTTTCTCCAATACCGTTTTCTGCTTCTTTGGAAAACAAAGAGTGTAAAGCAAATAATGAATTGTTTGTTTTCTCAGCAATAAGAACAGCAAACTCTTCTCCTGACATAGATTCTAATTTTGATATCCATTCACGATACTCAGCACATTGTTCTTGTTGCTTCTTCTCACGATGCTCTAATTCTTGCTTCACTTTTGCAACAAAATTTTCTTTAGATTGATTTAAAGTTTCCATTAGAAATGAGTTAAAAGAATTACTCCGACAATAAAAAACGAACAACTATCGTATTCAATTCCTATAAGTAAAAAAAGGAAGCCAAGAAGCTTAAGCATTTTGAAGAACCAATACGTTGATTGCGTTTAATCCCTTCTCATTCTCTTCAAGAGTAAACTCTACCTCATCACCTTCTTCAAGTTGATTAAAAAATACTCCTTTTGCGAGTCCCCGAGCATGAAAAAAAATATCTTTATCACTTTCTTCGGTCTCAATAAACCCAAAACCTTTATCTGTAATTCTTTTGATCTTACCTCGCATTGTTTGTGACATCCTTTGAAAAGTTAAAAAATAGTTTATTCATTTGATTTAGGAATCTCAACCCCCGTACTTACTCGTGTCATCTTTTCACCTGGGTTTTTTGGAGGAATTGGTTCGTGTGGTGGTGTTTCTTCAGTCTTTGCTTTTAATTCTTTCAAGTCTTCTAAAAGAATCTCAACCTTCTTAATCACATCAGGAAGTTCATCAAAGCTCAATTCTTCCAGTTTAAGGCCTGATAATTGATTTGTTGTGAATTGGAGAAGCTCTGATTTACTTTTATCCATTAACTGCTCTGCGTTCCTTAAGTGCATCCGAGTAAGTATAAATTCTCCGATAAACTGAATTGGAGTTGTAAACTGATACGCTACCTTCCGAACATCGTGATTTACCAAAAAGTTTCCGATCATGTTTTATGATTAAGCAATAAAAAATCCCCGAAACTCGGAGATTAGGACTTTGAATTTTGGGGATTGTATATTCACCTTTCGAGCGATCTTATGTAATTAACCTGATTATAACATCGAAAAGATGAAACTCAAGGTCTTTTTGTTAATCGGTAAATAACACCAACAATAGCAATCACTAAAAGAAGATTAATTAGGGAGATTGTTGGAAAATAAGTAATACCGCCAAACCAAGAGAGTAAAATAAGAATAAGGATGATATCAATAAGAGACATAATTTTATTGGGCTAATATTGTAAAATATACTTTTATTACCAATTTTCTCGAGTTTTACCTTTTTTTCTTTCAATCCGAATTGTAAGTTATGGCTTAATGTTCTCATTTGACAGACAGGTTATAGAATTATTTTATAATTCTTTCCTTGAATGGTCTGTTTGAGGTCGTAGCTTTTATCTTGGAAAGATTGTCGAGGATGCTAGCTACATGCCGCGCCTGAGCATCTTTAGCAAACATTTGCTGACGAGAGTTACCTGATAGAGCATATTGAGACTTAGCTTGCTTCTCTTGTTCATCCAGTTGATTCATTTCATTTTGAGTATTTGGTTTGAGGATATTACCTGAAACATCCCTTTTCTCCTTCATTGCACCAAGTTGTTTTCTCCGATCTGTAATTTCTGTGAGTCTTTGATTGGCTTGAAGTGATGGGTCCATAAACCCAGAGCCCTGAAACATCGGATTGCTGCCTGCTTTCTTGAGATAATCTTGGGCGGTGGCATAGGACGAATACTGTCCGTCTCCAGATTTACCGAAATACTTATTGTAAGTATTAGACCTTCCTTCATTGAAGCTTTGTTCCGCGCTGATAGCTTGCATTACAGCATTCGGAAGCTCAACTGCTTGTCTACCACCCAAATTGATTTCTGATTGTCCTCTAAGGTACTCCGGATTGCCATTATCCATATAGGCCTCTTTGAAGTTTCTAACGAGTCCTGGACTCATGTATGCGTTCCTTGAGGAGGTAAGCCTATAGTTATTATCCTTGGCTCGGCTTATAGCTTCTCGGTCAACGTTTCCACCTTTCATGCCTGCCTGGATTGCAGTTTCACGAGCTGCTTGTTCTCGATTAATGGCTCCCATAATACGATCTAGGTCCGCCGCCGTCATACTTCCTGGAGCTCCGGAAGATGAGGGTTTTAAATAAGGTAAACTTGCCGCCATGATGATTTATGTTATTGATATTTTGGCTTACTGCTACGGTAAATTCCATTTTCATTACTTTTTGTAGTCACGAAGCATTGACTACGTATCCCCTTTCTGATATACTGGCTTCAGAGTTAAACATTCTAGCCGATAGGCAAATAAAGAATACGATTTAATTCAAACCTACTTACTTTACCAAACCCTACCATGAGAAAAAGATTTTTCCAAAATAATTCTGAAGGATTGCTTTCATCCAAAAATGTTCGATCTTACTTGATCGAGTGTTTAGAGTACAATCAAGCTGAACTTGAGGGTCTTGGTTATGAAGATTTACTTGAACGTGTTGATAGTAGAAATTCTCTCAACGAGTATTGTTTAGCTGCGACACTTGCATGAAAGACAAAATATTTTACAATTTAGTTTTCTTCTTATTTACCTTCCTTAGCTTTTGGGTACTGGTTGTACTTCCAATTGCTATCGCTCAAATCTTAACTTAACCTCATGACTAAGATACAAAAACGCATTAAAGCTCTTAGAATCTTCCTGAATCTCAATGAGCAACAATCTCAAAATATCTCTGTGAACGATGATGATGATACTGTCCTTAGATATGATAATCGAGAATACACCGTCATTACCCCAAAAGAAGATAATCTGTTCTGGCAACAAATTCCAGAAATATCTGCTCGAGCCTCCTGTATTTCGCAGGTTAGAATTGACTGGCGAAATGTTTTCAGAATCTTGACTGTTTAACGATTTGTTGTCCTTAAAAAAGCAGTCAGAAAAGCTCAAAATTATTCTATCAAAAATTCTCTGATATGACAACCATAAAAAAACTAACTCAAGAGCAAATTATTATTGGTATACTGTCACATTTTAATGATTTGGAATTTGTGGAAAGAGTAAACGACATAACATATCACCAAAAGGTCAAACTTAAGAAACACAAAATTATTGGAGAAACAAACAGTTTGTGATATTTTTTATTTAGTTTTTCTAGGACTGGTCTTAAATGCCTTGCAACATTAAGTACCGGTGACCACGCAAGGCAGCCGGTACTTTTTTTATGAAACACAATGGAAGATAAACCTCAAATTGAAAACGGATACATTCGAGTGGCAACTGAACTATTTGAGGCATTGACAAAAATAAGAATACCAGGTGAAGCTCGACAAATATTTGACTTCATTCTTAGAAAAACTTACGGATTCCAAAAGAAAGAAGATCAAATTGCTCTTTCCCAGTTTTGTTTGGCTACAGGAATGAAAAAACCTGCTGTAGTTAGAGCTATTAGAAAATGTGAATCAATGAGATTAATCGTTATCAAAAAAGATAACGGCAACATCAATTCATATAGTATACAAAAGGATTCTACTCACTGGATTTCGTTATCGAAAAAGATAATATTATCGAAAAAGATAACGAGCGTTATCAAAAAAGATAATCTGTCGTTATCGAAAAAGATACCCACAATAGATAATACTACAAAAGATAATATTACAATAAATAATACCTCTATATCTCCTATTGGGAATAATTTAGAAATTCCAAAACAAAAAAAGAAAAATGAAAAAAAAGAAAAAATCGAAAAGACGAAACTTCATCTTCGAATAGAATCTGAGTGTTGGGATAAAAAAATTACATTCGTTTGTTCCCCGGAAGGATTCATTGCGATCGAGTCTCTTTACCACGAGGAAGATATTTCTCGTCAAGCAGCTAAAGCGTGTGTTTGGACTCACGGCAAAAATCTTGACTCAGTCCTTCGCCTTACCCGGCTCCAAAAGTTTCTTGAGGATTTCCCTCAAAAAAATTCATCAGTCCCAGATAGACCCCGTAAGCACGCTGATGGAACCATTAGATCTTTAACCAAAGCAGAATATGAACAACGCCTCAGTGATCAGCGAACCAAAGAAGCTCTTGTTAAGCAAGAAGTTCATGGTTGAGAAGCTAAGCTCAAGCCCTCTTATCGCTATCGATTCCGTTATTGAAAATATTTTGATTACAGCTCTGAACCCACTTCCGTGGGATGCTTTACTCAAAGAATGCACTGGTTGCTCTACGAAAATTGGGCTTAAGTCTTTCGTTTCGAAGGTTTATGGTGAAATTTCTTTTTACCCTTCCGAATGTGAAACTTGCAAGGAAACAGCTTACACCATCCATCTTCAAGACGACCACATCAAGGCTTGGAAAACTAGGGTACATCGTTGTTTTGGACTCCAGAATAAGAAACAAAGGCATCAAGATATGGTTCCGATGCTTGAGAGTGTGACCAGAGATCATGCTTGGCAAGAAAAGTTTATCGCTCACATTGTGGGTCTTTGCTCTGGAGAACTGAAAATTGGAGCATACTTAACTGGCAATCCCGGGGGTGGAAAAACTTTTTTAGCGAAAATCCTTCACAACGAACTGCTTGGGCAGTATGAGGATTCTTGTTTCGTGAAATCGGTTGATTTAGCGATAATGCTTCGCCGGTTAAGCTTTAAGGACGATTACCAGTCAATCCTTAACCAGTTCCGCAATGTTAAGTTTTTGATTGTGGACGATTATGGAGTCCAGAAGAATACCGATTTTGTGAAAGAAGCTATCTTTTCAATCTTCGATTATCGGTATGAGAATCAGAAAACAACCATAATTACCACCAATTTGGAAGCGCAGGACGTTGAAGAATCTGAGCATCGTCTTTTTTCCAGAATTCAAGATCCCAAGTGGATGAAAAAGTTCGACTTTTCGGCTTATGACCTGCGACAAGCAGCGATTTATAATTAATACTATTGACTTTTCACGAAGCATGTGCTACCATTAAAACATATGATTCTCACTTCAAAAGAAATCAGGAAAACGGCTCCAGTCTGCTTACATTGCGACGAGCTAAAGATTGATTGCTGGTGGAATCTCGCAAAAAATAAGCCTTGGATTGTACCAAGAGCATTAATCCAAAAAAAGAATGGAAGAAAGAAAAATTAACCGCATCACAATCAAGGAATTCGATGAAAGGTTTTATGAACTCGATGGAGTTTATAAACCTTCGGTCACCTACATTCTCGGGGTCGGGATGCCAGCTTCACCTCACTTGATCGAATGGATTGCCAAGGTTGGACTTGAGCAGGCTGAACAGATTAAAACCAAAGCCGGAGATGAAGGATCTTTTGTTCACGACTGCATCGATCGGCTTTTAAAGGGGGATACACTTCCATCCTTCGAAATGGATCTTAAGTCTAAAAGGTGTCTCCAAGCTTTTGTGGATTGGTTTGTTTATGAAAAACCTCAGGTTATAAGCCATGAATATATCATTTGGGGCAAAGATTATGCTGGTACGGTAGATTTCAAATGCCGGCTTAAAAGCGATGATTACAAAAAGGTTTGGTTGATTGATCACAAAACCTCGAAAAGCATCCATGAGAATCACAAAGCTCAACTTATGGCATACAAAAAAGCTGATCCTGAGGTTGATCGAGTAGCGCTTCTTCACCTTGGCAACACAACAAAAAAACGATATAGCTTTTGTGAAATACGACCTTCGGATGAACTCAAGTACTGGCATATGTTCCAATGCGCGAAGAAAATGTTTCAGATTATGAAACCTGATGCTAAGCCTACAATCGAAGAATACCCAGAGTTTTTCAAGCTTGATCTTGAAATAATCACCAAATTTAAAAAATAATTATTTCTTAATTTTCGTTTTATGGAAAAATCACAGGTAAAAAAGATCACGATTGAGGATCTACAGCGAGTAACTCACAAGAAAGATGGTGAAGCGTTCCGAACCAAAAAGGGTGAACGGTTTTGTCTTGTGAAGGTCACTGGAGGGGATGGAGTTAAGTACACAGCGTTTGATATGAATGGTTGGACCAAGGAGTGGGCAATTGGTAAAACGATTGAGGTTGAGGCTTATGAAGAGGAGTATGAAGGTACTTACAGCTGGAAACTTCGAAAGATAAATTTTGTTCGAGAACTTGAAAAGCGTGTAGATATGCTTGAAAGAAAGGTTGCTGCGTTGATGGGAGCAGGGGTTGCTGACAAGCCAGCGTCAGTCCAGCAATCTGATGATGTTGAGATTGAAGATTTAAATGGGGATGAGGGAGAAAAATTACCTTGGGAAGAATAATTTATGAAAGAATCTACAAAAATAATTATCTTAACTTTCGTTATCACTTTGGGTGTATTTACCCTGATTGTTAAGCTATTTCCGTATGAAAGTCAGACAAAAAAATTACAATGGGAAGTTGAGTATTTGGACCGAGAATTATCTCATTGCGAGAGCCAGTTGATGATTAATTATGATGAAACTTTAGATATTTTAAAACTTCCTAATGAACAATAAATTTCTTTTCTTGGACACTGAAACAACGGGACTCAAGAATCCTCGGATGATCCAGTTAGCCTACTCTACCAACGATCAGCCTCTCGTGAATCTTCGTTACAAACCACCTATCCCAATCGAATTAATGGCGATGGCTACCCATCACATCACTGAGGAAATGGTAAAAGATCAATTGACCTTTGAAAACAGCATCCAAAAAAACCTCCTCCAAGAGCTTCTTGATCAATCGGTTATGATCGCTCATAACGCTCAGTTCGACATGATGGTTCTGAAGAACGAAGGGGTTAGGGTGAAGAGCTGGATCTGTACGCAACGTCTTGCAATGTACCTTTATGACTTAGAATCATACAAACTCCAGTATCTTCGGTATCATTTTGGTTGCAAGTTCGGAGATCAGAATATCCGAGCTCACGATGCTGAGGGTGATATTATTGTCCTCCGTGAGGTGTTTATTTGCCTTTATAACGATTTTATCAAGATGAGTGGACTATCGGAGCCTAAAAAAATTATCGACGCAATTAGGGCCATTTCTGAGCGTCCTGGTAAAATCAGAAAATTCACCTTTGGAAAGTACCGGGGAAAATATCTAGCCGAGGTAATGAAAGAGGATCGAGGATACATAGATTGGCTAATAAAAGAAGAATTAAAAAAAGATGAGGAAGATATAAATACTGATTTGCTTTGGAATCTTCAAAATATCGACAACAAAACTATTTCTGTTCTTTAAAAAATCTGGGGTGGGGGTTGACTTCTGTACCTTGCCCCCATATAATGGGAGTATGAAAAAATGTACATTATGCAAAAATAGAAAAGCTTTATCGGAATTTTACAAAGATGCTTATCGTGGTGATGGCTTGATGACAAGGTGTAAGTCTTGTGACATATTTTATCGCCAAGCAAAAAGAATTAAAAATCCAAACACTTATAAACTTCGAGATTCTCGCTATTATCAAAGAAATAAAGTGAGAAAAAAGATTTATTTAGAAGGATGGAGAAAGAAAAATAAGCAAAAAATTAAATGCCATACTGCCGTTAAGATTGCTCTTTTAAAAGGAAGTTTAGTAAAGCAACCTTGCGAAAAATGTGCTGCCAAAGCTGAAGCTCATCATGATGATTATACAAAGCCATTAGATGTGAAATGGTTTTGTCGGCGACATCATGCAAGAGAACATGTAAAACTTAATCCCTAAAAGTTGGCGCTAAATGCAAACCAAGTACGGCCCTCCTAGGCAAACGATCGTACCACTGGAAACCCAGCAGGAATACCTATTTGCAAGGGTAGGTTAAGTTCCTCTCGAGAGGGAAGTCATTCTTCAACTCGAGGCCAGCTCTTAGGGATTAATACTTCGGAAGGAGAGGTGGTTTAATTTAAAACACTGCTAAAAGCAAAACGTTCAATCGTTTACGTTGTGATGCAAGCTCATGACTTGCCCTCTCCTTCTGGCGTATTAAGTGCCAGAGTCTTAGCGGACTGATTGAAGGAGCGAGCCTGAATAATCAATAAGGCTTATACAACCTCTATTGAGGGTAATATTTTAACTCCTTCAATCTTTATGAGGAAGGTAGCTCAGACAGCAGAGCACCATGGGGTCGACTCTCACGGAGGTCGCAAATGCAATTTTTGCCCTTCCTCTCCATTAACAACAAAAATATGTTTTTCAAAAGGAAGATAGAAAAATTGTCACAAGAAATAGATCAACAAAAAGTAAAAACCAAACGAAGACTCTGGGAACTCAAAAATATTGCTACTGTTCTTGGGGTTGCAAAAGAAACCAAGAGAAAGGAGTTTGCCAAAGAGAGTTTGATTGAAGCGGAGAGCAGATTTAAAGATTGGAAAAATAACCCTAAGGATGCAGGGAAACATAATAAAAAAAGATTTAGATTTTAAAAATGATAAAAAAAACTTTTTGTAAAACATGCGATCACAGTTGCTGGGATAATCAGGGTAATTGTTGTTGTGGGAAAGGAAAAAATCAATTGATTTCTGTTGAAGATATACTCAAAGATCTTAATTTAAATCAGGGGTTCAGCTGCGATACTTGTTCAGAGTTAGGAGATTTACGAAAAATGATCGCTCACATTGGTCAAAATGCTGGACATGCTATTGTTTTATTCAAAAAAACATGACCCATCAAGAAAAACTAGAGTATATAAGGCAAATGATAGTTAAAGAAATTCCTGAAATAATGGAATTGAAGTTTGGATGTTGGATTAAGGTTCGCGGACATGGTTATGATAATCCAATATGGACGGTCAGAGTAATTGGTATGTCTCGTGGCAAGGGTGATACATGGGCAATTGGAGATGGTTTTAGGGAAGTTGTTTATGATACCAAAAAAGATATTGTTGAAATCCTTGGTCGTCCGATTGGTATTGCTGAAATTTTGAAAGTTATTCCGTCTCATTGGTTGGCTAAATACGAAAAAACCACAAACCATTATGAACTTATTAATACGAGAAGCAAAAACAATGAATATATTTGCATTGAAGGCCGTGATCTTAATGAAGAATCAGAACCAACAATAGATTTTTTATATAACTTATTTAAGAAAAATGAATAAAAAATATCTTATTATTATGGGGGTGGGTTTAACTCTTTCAATTATAGGAAATATTATTTTTGAGGGGCATACCCCATCACCACCTTTAAAATTTTATATTGATCAATTAGCTTTTATTCTCATGTTTTGGGGAATTGCTGGAGATATTTTAAGCAACATAACAGTACAGAAAGTGAATAACATTACAGGCGAAACTATTAAAGTAGTAAAACATTCAGAATGTAACTCCAACCAAAATGACTAAAGAAAAAAGCAAATGTGAATGTATGCCTCGTTTTTTTCGCCATACCCATGGCCCACTAAAGGGGAATTGCTTCAAATGTGATCTCCCAATTTTTTTTGAGAAAGATCCTATGAAATTTGAAGAATTCTACCAAAGTTTTGTTAATTTTTGTATTAAGAAGGATAAAGAATTAAGGCTTAAAGATCTCCGCTGTCATAGGGTTTTTAAGCCTTAAGCACAAAAAGTTAAAAGTGTCAGTCTCGGTTTTATCTCGAAAATCCAGAAAAATAATGGGTTGAAGATCAGCTAGATGGCCAGAAAGTAAAATATGGTTCTGAAGTTGTAATTACTAATTTTATTGAAATACCATGAAGAAGTCTAAACTTAATAATGCACAAAATACGGCTGAAGCACGGCTTTTATTTTCAGCATTAAATCAAAAAAGCATGGTTGGGAAAGGTTTTCCTTTGATAAACAATTTAAAACCAAATAACTGTCCTAAATGTAATTGTAAAGAATTTGACGAACATGAAAAGTTTTGTGAACTTCGGCCAAAGTATTGCCATGGAGACTCAAGGCATTATTGTGATAATCAATGTCCCAGCAATAAGGAGAAATGTGAATCTGATGAGTGGAAAAAACATGAAGTATTTAAGAAAATTGCAACCAAAGCAGCAAATATGACTATGTTGGCAGCAAACGCAGGACATGATCTTGATGAGAAAAAAAGAGACAAATCAATGGAGTTGATTATTAAGTTGAATGAAGAAATAGAACAATTATATTCTAACAATTGGCACTAAAATGAATGAAAGATATACAAGATGTCCAGATGAAGAATGCTTTAATAATGCAGAAATAAGAGAAATTAAAGGCAAAAAATATACAGACTGTTCAGAATGTAAGCAACTTATTCCGCTTAATGAAGAATTCCCGAAAATAGCCACCCATTCGGAAAAACCGAATAGCTCAAGTTTGGAGATTAAAAAAATTAAAGATTGGGAGACAAGATTATTAACAGAATGTAGCTCTAATCCCCCAGACAAAACTAGACTATTTAGCGATAGAACCATTAGATTCATTCAATCCCTGCTCACCCAAGCCAGACAAGATGAGAGGGAGAGGGCAAGAAATGAACTTTCTGTTGGACAAATGCTTATAGGCCTAAATCAAGGCGAAATATGGATTCAAATGCCTGATAGTGAAGGTGCCCGCTTTAATCTTAAACTATTCGAGAACCACATTTTAGATTTCTATAAAAAGTATTTTTAGAAACTAAATAGAGATTTATTAATTATAAAATTTAAATTATGAATAAAAAATCATGGTGGGATACCTACAATCCTTCTTGTTTACATCAAAACAAGGATTATCCGCCTGGAGCTGACCGTGAACTGATAGGACATGTTAAAAAATGTTTTACCAATGGAGATCATATTAAATTTTCATTCTTACTTTTTCTCTTAATTTTTGGCCCAGCATTCATAATTATTATGGCAGGAATCAAGTCTGCCTCTTAGAAGACGCCAAGCAAAAAATTCTTAATAATAACCAGTAAAATGTATGGAAAAATTAATTTTACAAGCAGTTAAATTTGAAGATCAAGAAGACTATTGTCAATTTCAAAAATTATTGGCAAATGGGAATACTGTTTGGGAATCACGAGACTTAGCAGGTGATTGTCCAGAAGATGCTCTGCTGGATAGAGATATGACCGATGTTTTTGAAATTATTAAGTTAATGGAGTTAGCGGCTGGTAAAGAAATATTAATTTCACCACTTAAAGAATGTGAAAGTTTAGATGAATTTGAGGATTTTACTTCTTAACCAAAATTCAAATGAGATATAAAAAATTTTTACTTGAAAAGGAGCCTTATATTCCTACCAATGGAAATGAAGGATTAAACGTTGTTTCAAATAATATTTCTGAAGAAGAGGCTATGAAGAATGTAGAAAATTACAATATGATTTTTGGTATTTATTTAACAGTTACAGAACTTTTTGATTGTCAAAATATTATGATGTGTGCTTCAGGCGCCTCAATTTTCTTTTCGATACCTCAAAAAGGATGGAAAGAATATACAAAATCTGGACCAGAGATTGAAAGTCCAAAATTGGATAGAGAAAAATTGCAGAAAGCCACTCCCAATAAAGTTGCTGGTGCTATTATAGATATTTTTTTAGATCGTAAGAAGTGGAACAATAAAGTGTTTTCTAAAGAATTAAAATTCTAACCCAAAACAATCAAAATGAATAATGATAGATTTATTTTAAAAGCTTGGGATAAAACCAAGAAAGAGATTAGTGCAGTACAAGAAATTGTATATGCTGTATTTGATGGTAAGCCTATCTATATTAAGTTACAAAATGGAAGTGAGTTTAAGTTAGGAAACATAAATGAAGTTATTTTACTTCAATCAACAGGCCTCAAAGATAAAAACGGCAAGCTTATTTTTGAAGGCAACCTTGTTCATATTGAAGAGAAAGATTATCACGACCGAACAAAGATTGGCAAAGAGTTCGCCACTTATGAAACCAAGGCTGTAGAATTTGACCATGGCACTTTTCTTTTTGACGGGATTCCTCTAGCAGATCTACTTAATAATCCATATTTAATTGGAGAAATAGTTGGCTCGTTCTACACCACCCCCGAACTTTTATCTAATAACAATTTGAAAAATGAATGAAGATTCTAATAATTAATTTAATACTATGCTTATAAAAAATCTAAAACAATGGCACAAAATCGTTTGCTCAGAAGAGAATTATATTTGCCGAGTTTGTAAAAAAGATTTCAGTTTTGATCATTATTTTAATGAAGAAGGAGTGAATCAATATGTCTGCGGACATCATTATCCTCACACTCAAAAAGCCCGACCAGACCTTGTGCTTGAGACGAGTAATGGAGTTTGTATTTGTCTTGATTGTCACACCAAAGCTCATAAAGGACTTGTACAGATTCCTGAAAAAGAAGAGGTTGAAGAAGGTGATGTTTCATTGAAAAAGAAAATGGATCCAAAGCCATTTATTAACCATATTCTTCCTTCTGGGCATGGAATAAGGCTCAAAGGCTATGAAAAACTCTGTAAATGTGGATATGTGGCTCAAGATTCTGGGATTTGTATAGCATGCGAGAAAAGACTTCCTCCAAGCTTTAAATCAGAAAAAAAGAAAAAATAATTTTTAATTTATATATATGGATCCTTTTCAAGTCGAACTAAGACGGAAATTAAGCAAATTGAGACATCAAGCTTTTTTAAATGGGCTTATGGTAGGACTAGCACTGGGGTCAATATTGTTTTTGATTTATAATTCTCGATGAAAAAAGCAGTTATTAAAATTAGAAGGTTTGGAAAAAATAAATGGCTTTTTTTGGATTATCAGAACGAAGGCTATCATTTACTTGAGAAAAGAATGGTGCTTGATAAAAAAGAAGACGGTACATTCCAAATTATTTCTGGTTTCCCGTTCCTTCATGAAAATGGAATTAGTGGAGAAATAGAGAACCTGAAACTTGCAAGGAAAGCTATAAAGTATTTAAAGGCATTAGAGCAGGATATTGGTGAAACTGAAGCAGAACATCGTCTCAAAACTTATCGCCCCGATAAAGGGCATGAAAACCTTGTTAATGATCTCGATGAATTGCTAGATATGGTTGATGAGTTTGACTTCCATGATTTCCGGAGTAAAAAGCTTGCTATTCCAAAGGTAGAACTCAGAAAAAGACTCTTAGAGTTAGCCGACAATGTGGTTGGTGGTAAATATGATAATTAATTTTTAAAAAAACAAAATATGATAGATCAATTTTTAGAAAAACTTAAAGAAAGTTTTTTTACTATGGATATTGAAAAAGATTTCCTTGATATCCCAATTCTCAATTGGCCACGCCAAGTTCCTCAATTAGATCCTGCATGGAAATATGTTTTAACCAAACACTTGAATAAAGCTATTTTGGAAGCAATACAAATTGGAGCTAATTCTCCAACGGCAATCAATCAAGAAATTATAGATAAAGGAATTGAGGCCTATGATGAAATGCTTCAGGCAAAAATTCGAGAATTTATGTATGAAGTAAAAAAACAATTTAAAAAAGAATAATGCTACCAATTTTTTATGGACAAATAGAGAAAGGAAGGTTGACCCTGAATGATAAAATTACCTTTCAAAAATACCTTCATACTCTCAATGGAGAAGTTCAGCTTGTTCTTGGAAAAAAAAAGAAAATTCGCAGCACTCCTCAGAATGATTATTATTGGGGAGTTATTATTAAGATGATTTGTGATGAAACAGGAGCAGAGGATAAACAGGCTATTCATGATGGTTTCCGGTCTGAATATTTGAAAGATATTTCAAAAGGATATCCAATAGTTAGGAGTACAACTGATCTTAGTACTATAGAGTTTAAAGAGTACTGCCGAAACGTCCAGAAATGGGCTGCTGATTTTCTTGGACTTTATATTCCAGATCCGAATGAAGATGTATTTGTATTAAATATTAACGATTTAAACGATGCCAATTAAAACAGAGGGGAGTCAGTTTCCAGAAATTGATATTAAACTTAAAAAAATTCTGCAAGAACGAATTAAAAACAGAAACAGACGAGGGCGATTCAAACAAACTCTTGCCGACGAATACAAAAGGATTGCTCTTAAGATTGGGGTAAGCAGTAGAGCTGTAGAGGCATGGGCTAATAACGAGAATAGGATTACTTATTTTAATGCTATCAAGCTAAGAGCTGTGATAAAAGTTCCTTGGAGGGTTTTGTTTAAGATGAATTTCCAGCCTAGGATCGCAAGAAAGTATAATCATAAAAAAATCTCTTGACCACAAATGCCACATGTGTATAATGTGGGCAATAACAATTTGATTATTTTATGAAAAAAAAACGAATAGCAATTTATCTTGATGAAGAGGAGCATCTGAAATTACGAGCAAAGCTTATTTTGCTTGGAGAAACTGTGTCTGGATGGATGAGAAAAAAAATTAATAAATTTTTAAAATAATTTATGAAGAAAGCTTCTATTGCTCAACAAGTAATATTACCTACGGTTTGGTGGAATCCCTTTACTTGGTTCTATGAAAAAAAGATCTATGGCTTAGAAAGTCATGGGTTTAAAACAACAAGGGGAGGGATTACTATTCCAGTAGTAATAACGAGAGGAAAGGTTTATGAGTATTCTGGTGATGGATCTACTTTTAAATCGAAAAGAAAATTCATAGGGACTTTGCCTTCAAAGAAAGGTATAACCTTGAGTTCAAGCAAGCAATATTATATTGTTTTAGATTTATCTGAAAATTTTTAAAGAAGTAACATGAATGACATCAGGGTAGAAATAAAGATCAAAAACAATAAGCTTTATAAACTTATTTTTGCTAAATTTAATTCAGTAAATGAATTTAGTAAGGCGTGTGGAGTTAGTCCGGGAAACATTGGAGATTATCTGAATTTTACTAGTAAACCTTATAGCTACAAAACTGGTATAAGAACCTGGCGAGCAAGTGCACAAAAGATTGCTGATTATTTCCAAGTTTTCCCTGAAGATATTTTTGATGAGGATAATTATGAAAAAATCAAAACAAATAAAACTTTCTGTGAAGTTGATAGTGAAAAGATAGGTTTATATTTGGCAAATGAACAAGCAAGGCTTGAGGGACCAAATATAGTTGATGAAACTGAGGAGCTTTTAAAAAAAAATGCTATTGAAGAAGCTTTAGAAAGTTTGACTGCCAGGGAAAGACTTTTGATAGAATTACGATTTGGCTTGAACGGAAACTATTCTCATACTCTTGAAGAAACAGGAAAGAAATTGGGGATAACTAAAGAAAGAATAAGGCAAGCTGAGGCAGGTATTTTGATGAAATTAAATAATGAAAGATTATTAAAACTTAACTCGTTTAAATATGGATGATTTAACCGCAAAGTATAATGGATTGAAGAGGGAGCTTTTGAAAGCAGAGAAAAAACTTGAGGATTTCGAGAAAAAGAATCCTGGGGTTCGAGGGTCTTTTTACCACCGTGAAGTTGATAGAATTGCTGGTCAGATAGAAAATTACGAAGAAAATGTTTTATGACAGAAAAACAATATTTCCAGTTAGTACAGGATTACAAGGAATATATGCTACTTGTTCAAGCCCAGAACAGTACCATAATTCATGAGTATGGTGAATTTGGACAACTGATTCAATCAGGGCTCTGTGGTTTCTTTTATTTTTTAAGAGACAAATACGTAAAATGAACTCTAAAGAAGAAATAAAGGAAAAAGTGGTTGAAATTTGTGATTGCTTATGTAATCCACCATATGAAGCTTTCCTTGAAGAAGGCCAAAGGTTTGCAGGGCAATTAGTAAATCCTAAAACTTCCCTTAATCCACTTTATCACTCAGAAGGCAGGGGGATTGCTTGTAACCATTGCTTAACTAAAAAATAATCCATGCCCCACCTACAGAATAAAGAAGATATATTAAGAAAAGCTATAGAAAAAGCAGAAGCCAATGGGTTTAGTCTTTGTGATTGGTGTGGAATAAAAGAGGATTCTTTTAGTGATCTTAAAGGTAAATTTGCAAAATGGAGTTTATTGGATGATGTGAATTACAGAATGTTATTATTCAGCCATGATTTCGCCAAAGCTTTTTGGGGAGAAAACGATAAAGCTGTTGTTCAAAAAGGAGGTGTCGAGACTTCTAGTGAACAATTAGCTCCAGTCTGGCAATACCACCTTCAGCAATTAGTTCTAGAGCCAGATCCTATTAATTATTTAGCAAGTTTTTTATGAAAAAATACGTTCGATTGATGTACGATCCTAAAGCTGATGGAGTAAAAATTGATTCTACGACTGGAGATTGTACTCAAGACCTTAGAATTGTTATGGAAGGGCTTGCTCTTATAATGGCAGTGAACCGTAAGAATAAAAAAATAAACGCTGAGGATATGGCTCGATTTGTTCATCATGAAATAGACCGTATTGCTTCAGAAAGAGATAATTACAATACGAAAAACAATAACTTTGAAAACCCTAGCTTTTTATTAAAATGAGAATATTTGCTGTCGATGTTGGAGCCCAAAGATGGGGATGGTGCTATGCCGATAAGATTAATGAATTGAGTGGATCTGATGATACGGTTTCTTTCTCAAAGTTTTATTCAATATGTTCAGAATTAATTAGAAATTTTAGACCTGACATACTTGTTGTTGGGAAGCCAAATCGTTACTACAACGTAATATCCTGTCAAAATAAATACATTGGCGTATTGTGTCTAATTGCCGAGAAAAAGAATATTCCATTAGTGGAAATCAATGATAGTACAGCTCGGGCTGCTATTTTACCTAAAAAAGGTACTTCAAAAAAAGAGGAAATAATGAAACTTCTCAAGATTGATGATCCTGATCAGTGTGATGCTACGGTTCTTGCTCGAGGTTGGCTGAAGATGAATCGGTAGACATCTTTGTCGCCGCAACATTAAAGCCACAATATACCCCTAAATTTGCGATTATAGCCCCGATATAGTATTCAGCCGACAACTTATCCGTCTCGACAAAATAAAAGCCTATAATCGAAACTAAAGCCAATCCGATCATTGAAATAAAGAATTTCCTACTTTTCCAATTAGTCTTTGGCATCGAGGTGTTTATCGTAACGATATAAAACTGTCAGCATCCTCTGCATCTCAAGCGTAGGTTCAGAATCTTTTGAGATGAGTCCAAGATTAATCCCCCAGTGCCAAGCATCTGAAGCCCACTCTAAAACTTTTGGTTCCTCTGGCATATCTTTTGGGTTTAAAAAATAATCAGCAATTTTCTCTGGAAGTCGAGTTCCTGGACAAGACTTGTAATGAGCTACTTTTCGATGACAAAAAATGTTTTCTTTTAAAATACCATAAGCCTTCATTTTTTCTTCCAGAAACTTTTTCATAGCTTTCTTTTGGTTCATATCTGGATCCTCGATATCAAAGTTTCCATCTAAACAAATTGAAATTGCCCGGCCATCATTCATATTATCCTGATACTGAGCAGCTGTTTCCGTTCCATCCTTTCTAAATTGATGAATTGAGCCATCTTTAGCCATTTCATAATTATAACCACCACCGCCCCAGCCTTTACCTTTATGATAGGCATCAGTTGCCTTCCATTGATCCGGATTTTTTTGATAACTTACAGCAGTGTGGTGAATAAATATATATTTCGGAGTTTTCATATATTGACGTTAATTTGTATCCCATAAATAGATAAAAAATTGCGAGTAGCAGAAACTAGCCCGGAAACTTCATCTAGTTTTACTCTCCTTAAATCAG